ATCTACGTAACTTGCCAAATCTATTGTGGCAAAGGTGTCTGTGCTTGCTGCACTAATTGTTACTCGTTCGGTTAGGGTAAATACGCTTGTCTTTCTTGTAGCCATAATAATCACGGAGGTGGAGTGGGGTTTTCTCTGCTAGCAAATCGACAGACTAGTTCCCCACTCCGTACTTACTAAGTAAAGCGGGCTTATTAACGTGCCTTTCAGAACTTGCAGTCCCATCTCCGCGGCGAAGCCGCCCAAAGGCTTCATATCGCCGACCCTCCTGCGGAGAGCATTGGGATGTCCGCATGCTGTCGGCTGGCGATAAAATATAATGGGACATTATATTATTCTGCTTGCAGATTTTTTTTGCGCATATACTAAATAACATTATTATTTAGCGTTAGATATGGCGAACCAATACTCCATAACCGTAAGCAACGGGGCTGATGCTGTCCTCAAGAAGTGCAAAGATGGAGGTGCAAAGATTAGTCAAGTAATCTCATCGTGCATTGAGATGCTTGGCTACGACGCAGTTATGACTATGGCAATGAAACAACGCATACTTAACCAATTACAGGAGGAATCTGAATGACTAAAGTTCGTATGTATCGTATCATTTGTTTGAAGCGATCTACATTTGCAGAGAAGCATGATGAAACTTTCATTACTGATTGGTACAATAATTCCAATTTAGTATTTTGGCGACCTGATCGTGCAGGATATACCAAGGTGGCTCATGAAGCAGGTTTGTATTCTGCTGAACAGTTAATTGATTGTGCAGGTTCATTTGGCGACTGGCTGCTAGAGCCAACGTGGATTGAGGTGGAAGAATGATTCCTAACGGATTAGTTTATCTCGAAGACAAATGTGAAGATTGTGGATGTTCGTTTCAACGAGCACAATATGATACACAAACACACAGGTGTACGCAATGCGAACAAATTTACCAGTTGCGTCGCATAGCAGATGTGCTAGAATATTGGGTTGGGATGCAATGAGCGATTTAGCAAAGCCGTGTAAGAAATGCGGATCGTATTATCCCGGTGATTGTGCAACACATGGATGCAAAGACGTAGATAACTGTCCATGCGACGGCTGCGACGTTGTAAGATATTGGCGGGACCATCCAGAAGAAGATTAGTCCTGATTCTTTCTCAGAGAAGCTGCAACTCTCATACCTGCAGCTACAGTCAAAGCGATTCCTCTAAGTCGTGGATTAGTAAGTGCAATTCTTTGAGCTCTTTTTGCCAAGAGTAAATCTCCGGAACGTGAAGTTCCATTGTTTGCAATGTCTTCATCGTGAAGCATACATGCGCGGTCTAATTCATCTATTGGTTTTACAAAATCCAATTGAAACATTTTTGCTTCTGGATGGTTCTTACCGCGTGTCCAGTTAGATCCACAGTAATGTCCGTGAATCTTTCCAGTGCTAGGAACCTTCACAGCCATGTCCATGCCATCAAGATATATTCTGCCACAGTAGCTCCAGCAACCGTAACCAGTGTAGAGATTGACAGAAACACATTGAACTTCATCAGTGCTTCAAGGGATGTTTCCTTTGCTTCTTTCTTCTCTGCTCTAGCCATAAGCCATTCAGCAAACTTGGTTGTTGGTGTTTTCTTTTGTTCGAGTTCTTCTTCCATAATAATCACGATATTGTCTGTTGTAGTAAGTATGAACGGCGAAGTTCCATAATCTGTTCAAGATCGGTAAGTTCACCTTTATGTCCCTGAATTCTAAATTCTAATTCTGGAGCTCTTATTTGATCAAATGCAGTTGTAGCACCAACAAACAAGAAAACACGATACAAGTAAAGAGTATCACTCATTGTCATTTGAGCATCACCAAAAAATGATTCACCTTTAACCAATGCGACGTTGGAAGGTGTATGTTGACTGTTCTGTAATAGTCTAAATCTTCCGTAAAGAATATTGTCGGTTGAAATGGTTTTGATTGTTGCATTTTGCATATCAGAGAAAACACCCGGTACTCGATATTGTAGAAGATTAGATGGTAATCCTGAGATCCATCCATCTACATCCCAAGGAACATCTGTTACAACTAACCATTCATATCCAGTTGTTTCTGGTGAGAATGGATTACTGCTTGTAAGACCAGTTCCCGCCGCATATGCATCACTTTGTGCAACATCCACGTTGACAACTAAGAGAGCCTTTTCCATGACTGTGGTTAGTCCACTAATATCAATTTCCTGTTCAGTATAGAATTCGTTTGCACCTTCTGTTTGGTAATCGTTTGGATAATCAGGCAAAGTTAGAGGTTGTTCCCAAATAGTATTGGCAACATCTCTGTCTCGAGCTAGAGCTCTAATTGAACCTTTAATTTCAATCACTTCATCGACCTCTTTCTATCTGGTGATCGCTTCCATGACTTTGCAGCTCTTTTGAACAAAGCAGGATGTTTAGATCGTGGATGCTTCTTCTTTAGTCGTGCAAGCTCTTTCTTCATGTATACATTGTATGCTGAAGGTTTACGCTTTTTCTTAGCTGGGGTACGCTTCGCCTTAGGTTTGGTGTCGGATACTTTAGGCGAAGACGCACCTTGAGAAAGTGCAGCCCGAATAATACGGCCCAATTCATCATCTGTTAATGACACTGAGAATCACCTCAGTTGTCAGCAGCAGTTGATTGAATTGCAATAGCCATGAAGTCTTTTGCAGAGAGGGACACAATAGAAGCAGTTACTCGAACAACAAGGTTGACTGCTTTACCTGTATCTAATGCACTACTTCGACCAGTAATGTAGAGTTGGTCATTGACAACAAAGCGACCATCATCAGAACCTTTTCCAAAGTTATCTGGGAACAAGTCTGCTTGTCGAGTTAATGCGTTTGAACCTGTGTCGTACATGTTAATCATCGAAGATACCAGAGCACGATCATTTGCAAAGACTAAACCTCCACGGTTTAGATCAGTAAGTTGACAGAAGATAGATGCATCTCCTCCTAATGTTGTACCAATAGGTTCGTCAGCTGAGGTTCCTTGAGTAATGTAGTCAACACTGTGTATCTGCAATGCTTGGCGGTCGCCAACATCTACGTAACTTGCCAAATCTATTGTGGCAAAGGTGTCTGTGCTTGCTGCACTAATTGTTACTCGTTCGGTTAGGGTAAATACGCTTGTCTTTCTTGTAGCCATAATAATCACGGAGGT